GTTGAGAGATGGTGATATTAAAGAAGAATACAAAGATTTTGAAGAAGGACAATCTCCAGGATTAATTCGTTATAGAAGTAAATTAGATATAGGAGATATAGTTACTTTTGATAAAGAATCAGAGCCTTTTCCAGATATTGTAAAACATCCATATAATAATTATTCTGTTCTACAAATTGAAGGAAAATATCCAAACACTATATTATTATTAAGAGGAGAAGATGGTGAATCAGAAGGAGAACTTTTAGATAAAATAGAAAGAAAAAAACTAGTTTTAGTTAAGAAATTTGAACCTAGTTATTTAGTAGTAGGAAGTAAGTTAAGATATAAAGAAAGTTATGTATATGCCGTTGAAATAGGTGAAAATGGTAAAGAAGAAGCAGAAAAACTAAAAGGGGTATTTACTGTAATAGATATTAAACCGGATTTGGAAGTAGAAGGTGAAAAACAATATATTATTGAGGGCGAAGACAAAGAAGTTAAGATAATAAGAGATGCGGATTTAGATATAAAGGTAGAAGAAATAAAAGAAGAGAGTCCTATGGTAGTTTTACCTTCTCAACAAGCAGTTTCTATAAGTCCAGAAGTAGGTCAGGAAGCATCGCCTTTACAAATCTATGATAACCCAGGAATGACACCACCAATGGATTCTAATAGTCCTCCTTTTGTTGTGGGAGATATTAAAACTCCAGAAGAAATACAAGATATAACATCTCAACTTCAATATAATTCTCCAAATATTACATTAACTCCACCAATAGTTTTAGGTGATAGAAATAATGTAGAATTAGAGGAAGAAGAATTAGTAGAGGAAGGTGAAAAGGAAGAAGAAGAAAAAGTAAAAACATACACAATAAAGGAAGAACCAGATACAAGTGGATTATCAATGTTATTACCTAGTAAAGAAGAAGAAGATGATAATGAAGAAGGTGATGATGAAGGAGAAATTAAAAAGATATAAAAAATATATATTAAATTGAAATAAATATAATATATGTTTAATAAATATATATAATGAGTTCTATCAAACAGAACAGTACTACTATAGCTAAAGTTTATAATTCAAGAAAGATACTACTAAAACAATGCAAAAATAGAGGTTATAATATAGAAGATTGGAGTAATTTCAGTATTAATGAAGTTCAAACAATGTATAATAATAAACAGTTGGATATGTTATTAGAACATAAGGATAGTAATAAGAAAATGTATATAAAATACAATATATTTACAAAATTGAGACCACAAAATGTAAATGATTTCATAGAAGATTTTTATAATATTGAAAATCTTTTAGATAAGGATGATGATTTTATCATAATAATAAAAAATAAACCCAATACGAGTTTAGCTAATTTATTGAAAACAATATATAATAATGAAGGTATTTATTTAAATATAATAGATATGCATACTTGTTTATTTAATATTTTAAATCATAAATTTGTTCCTAGCCATCGTGTATTGAGCGATGAAGAAAAAGAAGAAGTAATAAAAAAATATAATGTAGTGAAAGACAGCGAATTACCGGAAATATCAAGATTTGATCCAGTTGCGAAAGTTATAGGATTACGACCAAATCAGTTATGTGAAATAACAAGGTCAAGTTCAACATCAATTACTACAAAATATTATAGATTATGTTATAACAATTAATATATTTCTATAATATATATGGTTAATGATATAAACAGTTGTAGTTATGTAGAAGAAGATAATAATACAGAAAAACAAATAAATCAATGGAAAATAGTATTTAATAATATAAAAAATAATTTTGAAAAAACATATCCTAGTGAAATGTCAGATAAACAAAGAGCTAGATGGGAAAATTTAGCTAATTGTATAAAAACGAAATTAGTGATGCAGAATGGTGAAATAGAATCATTAAATAGTAAAATAATGGTAGGTGAAACAATAAGAAATGAGTGGAAAAATTCCTTTAATGATGCTAATAATAATTTAAAGAATAAGATTTCATTAAATAGACATGGTAAGGAATTAATGAAATTAAAGAATAAGAATAGAATGAAAATAAATACAGAAATAGTTTTTAATGTTTTAGGATTATTATCAATGAGTTTTTTTATTTATAAAAATTTAGTATAATAATATCTAAGTAAAGTTTATATGAATATTTTAAATGAATTAAATGATATATTTAAAATAGAAAAGAATATGAATCAAGGTCGTGTTTTTAAAAATAATAAAGACAGATATAATGTTCTTGAAGGAATGGATAATTACAAAGGAATTCGTGATATGTATTCATCTAAGGATGAAGATTTAAATAGATTGAATAAGGAATATCAGAATAAAATGGAATTATACTTAAGTAAATATAAATTATTAATAAACTCTATTTCAGAAAGTGAATCGGGTTCTAATTTTAGAGGACAGATAGTAAATCATAAAGGGGTTCATTATTATGTAGATAATAATAATGTTAAAAGAAAAATAATATATGAAAGTAGAGATGAAAGTTGTCCTAGTTCAGTAAAAGAAATAAATGAGACAGATTTTAGTAAATTAAGACAAGGAATAGATATGAGAAATGGTGAAATATGTAGAACTGGGGGGTATAATGCTAGATATGGAGGAGAAACGGCATGGATAGATGTGAATGGTAAAAAGCATATTTATTCTAATTTTGCGACAAGACATTCAAGTTGTCCTGAAGATGTATCTGAAGTTACTGAGAATCAGTGGAAAGCATATGATAAATCTACAAAAGAATGGGAGATAATGGATGAATGTAATTATTATTTAAATGAAGGAACAAATAATCTTTATAATGAAGTTTTATCATTGAATGATGATTTAAATGAGTTAATAAAAAGAATATATGAATTAACGGAAGAAAGAAAGAAAGAATCAGACCAATTGAAACCAGATATTATCTCTGAAAAAGAGAAGGTAAAGACGGAAGTAGATAGTTTAGAAGAACAAAGAAAAGTTTTAGAAAGACATAATCGTGATTTAAATAGTTATAAAAGGAATAAAGTAGAATATGATTTATTATCTTCATCTAATCGAATGAATTATATGTTATATGGTTTGGGTTCTGCTTTAATATTAATGGCTATAATTAAAAGTAATATAAATTAAATAATACTATTTTATATATATATATAAAATGTTATCAAGTATATTTAGTTCAAATGACGATAATAAAGAATTAGGAAGTTTAGTATTACAAGGTAATAAATTATTAAATCATAGAAAGAAGATGTTAAAAGTTTTAAATAATTCTAAAATGGTAGAAGGTAATACTGGATTTGATCCAAATCATACTCGCATAAATGAAGAATCTTCAAAAGAGTTGGAAGAATTAATATTAATAGAAGATCAATATAATAAAATTCTAGGAGAATATACCAGAGCATATGAAATTTTTTCAAAAAAATATTATACGGCTAGAGATGCTGTAAAAAGTTGTATAGCAAAATGTAGGGATGATGAAACTCATCCTAGTTCAAAGGAAAATTACAATGAATTAAGGGGAGCTTGTGTTACTGGATGTAAGTTGAAAGGTCCTGTTATTTCAGAATGTGAAAATAATTGGGGTAAAGATTGTGATGAAATAGGAAAGAATATCTGTTTTAATGGTGAAGTTCAAACGGGAGGTATAAGTAAGATAGAAAGTAGTGAATATAAAGATGCTAGTGGTAAATCAGCAGCGGAAGGCTGTTGTAATTGTGGAGGTGGGAGTAAAATGGGTTCAGAAAAGGTAAGAATAAATAATGTAGTAGTTAAAAACTGTGATTATTATGAAGATGAAAGTTTAAATAGTGCTTGTGCTAATGCTAATTATCAAGCTATATTAAAAGATGGTAATATAATAGAAGCTAAGAAATTATATGATGATTATAATAGTTTGATAAAATTAAATAATCAATTAATGGAAATAGCAAGTAAATTATATAATAAAATAAAGAAATTAAATAAATTAAATTTAAAAATAGAGACGGAGAAATATAATAGCGATAGTGAATTATTGAATGAATTAAAAATCTTTGAAGAAAAATACAAATTGAAAAACGTTAAGTTAAGTCCAACTCATAAGGCTAGAATGGAAGATATAATGTTAAGGAAATCATCAAATGAGTTTGAATATTATATTTTTTTGTTTTTAGCTATATCATTTGGTGTATTTGCTTATTATAGAATGCGTCGTTAAATTTAGGGATATAATGTAATTTTATGATATATAATAATATATCATAATAATATATATATTATTATGGGTAATGTAAAAAGTCAAATAGAAAGTCTAGAGACGGGTTCTCCAGAAGAATTAGAGTATAGACAAAAATTAAGTGAAAAACATGAATCCACAATGGAATCTGTAAAAAGATTACAAGAAATAGAAAGATCACAATATGCTAGATTATCAGAAATAAATCAGAATTCATCAGATGCCGCATCAGATGAAGAAGAAATAAGAACACATATAAAAAGTTTAAGGAATATGAGAATGGATGTTTTAAGTGATTTAAAAAATTATTTTATTCGAGAACAGTCAAAGGCTGAAGAAAACAGAAAAAATTTAGCAGATCAAAAAACTATAAATTCAGTAGTTAAACAAACAAAGGGTAATTTAATGAAAAAGATAGATGTAATTAAACAAGAAAAGATAGATAGCAAAAGATTATCAGAAATAAGTGAATACGAATCAGATAGATATGAAGAACATACAGGAATATTAAAAAATATATTTTTTGGATTAATAGGTATATTTATATCAACCCAATTATCAAAATTACCTTTTATTCCTAGTATAATTCCATTTTTATTAATAATAGGAATTTGTGTAATTATATTTGTGAATATAGCATATAGAATGAGATGGAATATAATGAGAGATAATTTAGATTATGATAAGTTTAATCAAGGTAATACAGATAAATTTGATAAAGATATAGATATGAATGATAAAGAATTGGGTATAAAATTTCCTAATTTGTTTGGAGGAAACTGTAAATGTGAAAATAGCACAGAGGGTTTTACTTATATTAATTAATTTCTAATGAATATACAAATATGTCAGGTTCTCCGGAATATATAAAATCACAAATATTATCAGAAAAAAAAGATGATTTAAATAATTTAATAAGCGATAAAATAACAATAGATTCAAAAATAAGAAGGGCTGAGATGTTATATTATGAAGCTGGTGGATGTAATGAGGATAAAATAAATGACAATGGTGAAATAAATAAAAAATATTGTAATTTAAGTGGTTATTCAAAATTAGAAGAAGAACGCAATTTAAATGAAGCAAAAGAAATAACGAGTGAATGGAAAGATAGTATGAATAATATGTTTTCAAAATATAAAAGATTATTTAATTCATCGAAATCCCAAAATATTTATAATGATAATTTAGATAGTTTATCTATAAGTTATTATGATAGATACAAATCTAATTTAAATAAATTAAATAAAGAATACGACGAACATAAAATAGCACATAGAATGGTATCATTTTATGATAAAGAAGACAATGGTTTATTAGTATCATTTTTAAAAGTGTTATATGGAATAATGTTTGTGTGTGTATTGGGAGTTGTTTTATATAAACAATTATATAACAAATGGTATATATATTTATTATTATTGATATTTATATTAATACCAAATGGATTATTACAGACAATAACAAATTTAATTTTAAAAAATATTTCAGTAGTAAAGATAGATAGTATATATTTTGTATTATCTATAGTATCATTATTAGTATTATCAGGAATGTATCTAACATTAAAAAAATTATAAATAATAATTAATTATTAAAGTTATTATTTATTTACATTATATCATTATCATATTCGTCTTCATCATCACTATAGGAGTCATATACAATTTTAAATCCGTGCCAAGCTCTTCTGGTATATGGTCCTAGATGTTTATCCAGTGCATCATATAATTCCTGCATAGGGGGCATTTTGTCATCAAATTCACTAGTGTACCAATTTTTGAACTCACTTTTAATATTTTCTTTAGAAATTTTAGATTTAGCATCGGAAGCTTCAATTTTCTCACTAATGAATTTAGATATATAGTCTTTAGATTTTCTATATTCATCGCTAGCAACTAATACTTTTTCACAATCTTCAACTTCTCCTTTGGTCTTTTTAGCTAATGAAACTAACATAGACCCGAAGATAGGACCCCATTTTTTGAAAGAATCTTTTAATGTTTTATCCTTTTTGAAGACGTATTTAAGTCCAATATATTTTGGGTCATTAGGGTCATCTACAAATCTAGACTCGAAATCAACTTTTCTAATTCTTCTCCATGTTCCTTCATCATTAGCTTTAATATCAAATAAATGATTAGTGCAACAAGCTAATTTTAATTGAGGAATAAATGTAATAGTATCTCTGAATAAATGTCTTCCCTGTATAGGGTCTCCACCAGTTATTTCTTTCATAACTCCTTCATTAATTTTATCTCCTTTACTGGGTTCATTCATACAAGCATATCTTAGACCTTTTAATTGTGCTATTTCAGAAGAAGCTTGTCCAATAGCGAGTCTTTTACTAGTAATTAATGTGCTAGGAACGGTTCCTTTAAGACATCCTAATGCTGCTGACATTAAATCTACAAACATAGATTTTCCATTACTACCACATCCAGTATATATATTAAATGTTTGATTTCTGTTAGTTCCAATAAGAGTAGATGCGGCGTGTTCCCACATATATTTTCTTAGATAATCATCTGGAAATATTTTTCCCATAAAATTCTGTATATCTTCAACTATAAGATGTTCTTTGTTACTAAATTTGTCTATAGATTTATATTCATAATTAACTTGTTTTGAAACATAATCTTCTGGAGAACCATCTCTAAAAACATTTTCTTCAAAATCAAATATTCCATTTTTAAAGCAAAACAAATATGGATTATTATCTAACTTTTGTTCTAGAAATTTATCATAAAATAATGTCTCACATTCCTTCATTATAGCGCTTTTATGTGAATGATTTTTTAATTTAATAGATATAGCATTAAATAATTGTGCTTCTGCTGTTAATTTTTTCTGAACTTCTTCAGTTATATTTTCCATTTCTCTTATACTATTCATTATACTTCTTTCTTTACTCATATATATTCTAGCTATAGTAGATGACAATAATCTTCTTAGACTCATACCACTATCATCCTCTTCCCATTTATGTTTTTTAAAAGAATACCATCTATGTTGTTTAATACTAACACATCTAAATTGGTTATAAAATAGATGATGGATAAGTAAAGCAATATCATTATCTGTTCCTCCACCATGTTTAGTATTTTGAATATATCGTTCAGTAGAATTATCGTGAATTCTTTTATATTCCATAGGATTTTCTTTTTTACACCAATATTTAATAGAATGAGCTGTAAGTTTATCACCATCTTTATCTATTTCTATTTTCTTCCAATGGTCTATGATACTAGGAATATTATCAAAACTAAATTTACTAGTATCCTGACATAAACTTGAAAATTTAATGAAAGTATATAATAACATTTTATTGGTATTTTTTAGTGCGAAACTAACTTCAATCCATTTATTATAATCAGTATAATATTTTTCTGGAAGAGCCATAGTATATTGATGTATATCTTTAATATAAAATTCACTAGGGTCTAATGATTCGTGTAATGCGTTAAGTTGTTGGTCCAATTCAACTTGATTAGTAATAAAGTATGCTTGTTCTTCAGAAAATATAACTTTATTAGATTGATTAAATATTGATATATTTGAATTATTAGTGGCTGGCTTAGTCAATATAGATAATTCTTGTTCATATTCTTCTTTTAATTCTATTTTTTCCCATTTTTTTCTAGTGCTGAATAACTTAACCTTTTTCTTGTCTGAAGTTTCATCATATTTATGAGTAATTTCCTGTGTAGGGAATCCCTCATTATCAATATCTACTTCAAATGTATGAGTTAATTTATATGCTTGTCCTCCGGGTTTTCTAGAGCCATACATCAACCAATTATTTCTTCCACTGGTAATAGCTTCATCAACAACGTCTTCTTTAGTATTTTTTAACTCTAAGTCTCCAATTACATCATTAATATCATTTAATATATGTTTTCTTAGTAATAATTGTTTATTATGTTCTAAGTGCAATCCTATGATAACGTGTATTCCATCTTTAATAATTACTTCTTCATTTTTATTAACGATTTGTATTTCTGGTTTTTCAAAAACAAAAACAGGAAATTTATTAGTAATATTAAACAATAATGCTATTTTTTCGGAATAAAGTTCTATAAGGTCATTAATATGAGTTGATTTATATTGTCTATTATTAATATCTGAGTTGAATCTAAAATCAAAATCAATTAATATAGGTCCTCCATTAATTCTATCTTGAGATTCAGTTATATATTCTTTTTGAGGATTTTTTCCGAAAACCTTATTAGAATATGCTTTAAAAAATGCGGATTGTGTTTTTTCATCTATATGATAAGAACCTGGAAATATATTTAGTTTAGTATTTCCTATACGTGTATGAGTATATTGTTTATCTTTTGGACATCGATTATCTATAAGTATTTTTTTAAGGTCCATAATATGATATATACGTCCGATATATTTTTATATCAATTTAATTATTTATTAAAATAAAATGGATAAAATATTTTTCAATGTTAGAGCATAATAAGTATGATAAAATATTATAAATAATATATTTAGAGATATTACTAAATATAATATTATATGTCTAAGACAACTTCTCCGAGTCAAACTCTGAATTCAAATGAAAAACGTATATTGAAAGATGTAGTAAAAATAATGAAAAATCCATTAAATAATCAAGGTATTTATTATATTCATGATACTGATAATTTATATAAAGGTTATTGTTTAGTGATAGGTCCTCAAGATACGATATATGCTCATGGCTTATATTTTTTTGAATTAGAGTTTCCAAAAGATTATCCATTTTCTCCACCGAAACTAACGTATCTAACTAATAATCATAATATTAGATTTAATCCAAATTTATATAAAAATGGTAAAGTATGTATTTCTATATTAAATACCTGGCATGGTCCTCAATGGACTTCGTGTCAAACAATATCTAGTGTTTTATTATCATTAATTATGTTATTACATAATAAAGCTTTGACTAATGAGCCGGGTATAAAAGAAACGCATAGAGATTTTAAATCTTATAATCATATAATTGAATATAGTAATTATAATATAGCATTTAATGAAGTTTTATCTAAAAAAATTTGTGGAAATTATTTTGAAATGTTTAAAGAACATATAAGAAGATATGTAGAAAATAATAAAGATAAAATTATTGAAGACATTAATAAATTTATAAAAAAGTATAACTCTAATAAAGAAAGAAAAATAAAAACAAGTATTTATTCGATGTGTTGTGAAATGAACTATAATAAATTAATACAAACTACAAAATTAGAAATTAATAAGTTAATAAATTGATTTAGAATAAAAAGTAATATATTATATTAATATAATATGCATTTTTGTAATAAGTGTAATAATATGTATTATATAAGATTATCTGGAGAAAATAATGATGTTTTAACATATTACTGTCGAAATTGCGGTAATGAAAATTCATCTTTAACTGTAAAAGACTCATTATGTGTTTCTAAAAGTTTGATAAAAGGAAAGGCTAATTCTTATAAACATTTTGTAAATGAATATACAAAATTAGATCCTACATTACCTAGAATAAATAAATTAACTTGTCCAAATAAAGAATGTATTACTAACAATAATAAAACCAATGAAGGAGGCGGAGAAGGAGAAACTTCTAGTAATGTTAAAAATGAAATAATATACTTAAGATACAATGATAATGATATGAAATATATATATCTATGTTGCAATTGCGATCATGTGTGGAAAATAGATAACTAATATATATTTAAATTGAAACTAATATAAACTTTTAAATATATATATAATAAATATGGAAACAGTTGCAAATTTTTTCGGACAAGTTAATTCAGGAAATTTAGAAGAATCTAATAAAGACAAAGTTAATTATTCTGAATTTGAAAAAGAATTAAATAAAATTAACGATGATGATAGAAAAATTTTATATGAAAATTATTATAATGCTCTGAATGGATTAACTGAAACTGAATTATCTGAATTAGGTAATAAAAGTAATGAAGAAATTATGGAAGTTTTAAGTAATATAGAAGTAAATAAGGAAAAATCAGATGTTGGCTCAGATTCAGATTCAGATTCAGATTATGAAACATATGAAGATGATTATAAAAAGTTAGAACAAGATGTGAATACTAATGTTCTTTTGAACTATCATCCAGAAATACAACAAATATCCAATGAAGAATTATTAACATTATCAACTATTACTAGAGATAAGAATGGTAATATAGTTGACCCTTTACATACTACTATACCAATATTAACTAGATATGAAAAAGCTAAGGTATTAGGATTAAGAGCTAAACAATTAAATCATGGTTCAAAACCATTTATAAAGATACCTAGAGATATGATAAATGGCATAACTATAGCAAATAAAGAATTAGAAGAACAAAAAATTCCATTTATAATAAGAAGACCATTGCCTAATGGAGGTAGTGAATATTGGAATGTTAGTGATTTAGAGTTATTAGAATAATTATCTATTTGGTCGGCGAGTTCCATCTGACAAAAATTTATAAATTCCTTTTTTTGTTAAAGTTAAAGAATTAGGGAAAAGATTTCCACTAAATCTGGGTGTAGAAGATGATTGATTAACTAATTCACAATTAGTAGATAATTGTCT